AATAAGGTATCTCCACAGGAAGTGATCCGTCATCTTTTGTCTTACTAACTATATTGTCTATGTCTAACCGTTGATTCCAAACTTCTGTTTCCCAATTCCGTTTGCTACGTATACCTTTGCTTTCCTCTATAAAACATTTCTTACAACTTTCAGGGATTTCACCGTTTAGCATCTGTAACCTAGTCCTACGCATATGACTGCTATTCCAGATTTCTTCTATACTATGATCTCTGAGATTCATACGTACACCGTCTTGTTTAACTAAACCTGCTTCTTTTTCATCTTGTTTGCCTGCTCCACTTGCATTTGCAGTACAGCAAACACGTACATCACCATTTGGTCTAGTGGCAAGATGAATCCAAGGTAATGGACAAAAAGTGTTACTCATTTTTTCTTACCTATAAGCATGTATCTATTATATTTAGGAGTATCTAATATACCCCTATAGTAAGGTTTAATCATTGATTTAGAAGTAAATTCATTTAAATCATATACACAATTAATATGTTCATTAAGACTATCATAATCGTTACTTTGTAAAACATAAGTTGCATCAGAAGGTTGATTTTCAATCCATTTCTCATACTGATGTTGTGTAATATGTTCACAACTAGTATTAATTACTATATCTGCTTCTGTAGCATAATTACACATATCAGCTGTTACAGCAGAAAATCTTCCTAATATTTCTTGCCGCTTATTTACAGTATAGGCTACTTCCTGACAGTTAGGATCTATATCAACCGAAGTAATATGATCAATATTAAGTTTGCTGTTAAACAATATGCTAGCCAAAACGCCATTCCAGCCGCCGTATATTACAACCTTTTGTGGCGTTACAGGGACAAATCCTTGTAATTCTTGTGTCAGCCAAACTTTACTCCTTATTTGTCCTTTCCAAAAACTTTCTAAGGTGCGGTAATGATCGTTACTGTTCCGGACAGCATCCATCCAAAAAAGAACATCTTCAATTTCAACTTTCAAACTGAGCTCCTAGTTTATCAAACTTACCACACTGTTTGCTACATTCCTTAAGACATTGATTACTATTGAACAAGTCTTCTATATCACTGAAGTAACTAGAATTAAAAATATCTTCTAACGATTGAGACTTTAGATTAGGAAAAATTCCTATTTTGTCCATAAAATCTATCCTAGATTCAGACGGAGGAGGTATGTATTCAAAATCTAACCAACAACATGGAGCAATATTTCCGTTAGCAGAAACATAAATGCTATTCAGTTCTTTTGCTTTACAAGTTATGTTAGGAAGATTTTCAGAGATTGATTCTTTGACACTATTTGTGTGGCTAATACTTTTTTCTGTAGGATAAAGTATATCGATAGTTTTTCCTGTGTCATCTAATACATTAAATTTACCATCTTTAAATCTTGATGTATTCTTACTAAAAAACTTTTCAAATCCTAATAACTCAGAAAATAATCTGCACTCATCTACTTGATGTTTATTATGATCAAAAACTAACATATCCCATCTAGCACGACCGCCATGAGCAATAAAGTGTTTTGCATTTTCTATTATTGTAGGGAAACTTGTGTTTATTCTATACCTACTGTGTGTATCTTCTAATCCATCTATTCCAAATACAACTACAACATCTAATTTTGCTAAGGATTCCCACCAATCTAAACTTCTTGCGCTACCATTGGTGTGCAGTTGGATATAGATGTTGTTATTACATTGTCTTAGATATTGACATATTTCTAATGTATCTTTTGCAATTATAGGATCTCCTAAATTACCACAAAAAGATATACTAGGAAGTTTTTGTAAAAAATGCAAAGGAAACCAATTTTTGAAAGTTTCTAAATCAATTTCAACTAGTTCTATAAATGGTGATAATGGTCCACCTTGAATTCTTCTTGGACACATAGGACACCGTGCTTGACATTTTGTCGTGACTTCTAAATGAATATGAGTTATTTGTGATAAATTATACATTTTTGACCTTAGGTAGCTTGCTGTCTGCTGAACTAACACAACTAGGTGTAATACATTTAGATGGTGTCTTAAACAGCGTAAAACCGTCATACAGCGTGCCTAAGGGTTCATCATGACAACTATAGCTGCGCTTTACTTCATTACCGCGTATGACACAGCCTTGATATCCTGCATTGCAAGTCCAACCCTTAAATTTATTAAATCCGAACGCATTAAACCTTTCGGCTTGGTCTAATTCATACTCTATTCCTTGATCGTCGTAGAGTGCGATTTGAGCTTTTTGTTCTCCGTCAACGTGCTGGGGAAATCCTGTTTGCATTCTTTGAATTTGGTCTTTAGTATATCCTGATACCACGTAGGAGGCAGTTGTGTCTGACTGAGGCTTGAGAGTGACATTAATGCCTCTGGCGGCAAATCGTTCACAACGTTTGTAATACTCTTCAAACATTTCAGGAACCATAACTTGGTTAATTGTAAGTAATACACCTTCATTAATTAATTGAAGACATTTGTCTCCAAACTCCTGCTCTTTAGCAAATTCTGCATGAAAACTTGCAGTAATACTTTTTCTATTTAATTTGCTTGTATTTTGTATCCATTTGTTCCACCACTTACTGCCTGGTGAGAGATTAGTTGTCATATGTATGCTTTGATAGTCTGGTTGATTATCATTACAATAATGATCTATAATGTCTCCAAAGTATTTATAAGCAGTTGGTTCCCCTCCACTAAAACTAAAGTGGAAATCTTTGAAACCATTGTTTCTTGCCTGTGCTTTGATACTATCTATGGTGTTTAAGTAAATTTCTAAATCTTGGTGGTCAGGGGTACTAGATCTAGCGTATGGCCAGCAATAAGAGCAGTTATAATTACAAAATCTAGCCAGGATCCACGAAACTGTAAAAAGATGGCTCTTTAGGAGAGTTTTCTGACCGAATTCAGTAATATTATCCCAGGGTATTTTTTGAAAATTGTTCATATAACCATCCGAAATCATTTATATTTGAAAGAGAATTAGCATTGTTGAATGCATAATTACGCCCTGCTTTTGCTCCATTTATTGTTTGTTTGCCGAATTTTCTATCTGTAAATTTGTCGCTACACCATACATTCAATCTAAGTTCAGTTTCTTTATCATCTTGCTTTTCAATAACTTTACTTGCTAGTTTCACACATTCTCTAAATCCACTCTTCCAAGCACTAAATTCATCTATATTAAACCTTGTAATATTAGATATTTCCGGCAACGGAACAAATTTATCTGAAATGCTAGTAGTCATGTCTACAGAATTCATATTCATATCTAGTACTAACTTCTTAGGTAATAACTTAATACCTCCATACCCATAAATTAAATCGTTTACAGGATTTATACTTCTATATGTATATACAGTATTAAAGTCTAATTCTTTATATGCATAATTAAATGTAAAATCAAAACTAGGAACGATATCAGCATCTGCATCTACTACCCAGAACATTTTTGTTAATGAAAGGGTGGCTGCTTTTTTGTGTGCATTATGTATGCCTTGTACTTTATCTACTCTTTTTGCAATAGGAAACCTATCTAGTAAGTTGTTGTAATTTTCATCGGCTTTTGCCTCGCCGTTGCTTATAAAGATTATATCAAACATAGTACATTATAACAAAAATTAAACCTTTTGTCTAGTATTTCCATAGGGTATATAGATATATTTTTGTTCTTCATTCTTATAAAGTCGCCAAGGATCTACAATGACACTATCTTTTTCTAGATAACAATAGAAAGTTTGTTTTTGTTCTTCTTTAGTGTAGTTATATGTAACCTGGTTAGAATGACCAAGTAGAACAACAGCCTTAAACGGTCCTCGCAAAGGATGCGTCATTGGATCAACTAAAATAGGATAATAACCCATTTCTTCGCAATAGTGAGCAACCAATAAACTGTAACTGCCGTCTTTGTATGGGACATCCGGTTTATAAGTAACACCATGGATTAATATAGGAAGATTATATTGCTTTGCTTTTTCAACTAAAAATTTTGCAAGATTTTTTGCTTGTATTTCTCTAGCATTCATTATAGTATCAAATATATCATACCCTAAGTCTAAGTCCTTTGCCATGTAACGTAGAGCAATATTATCTCTAGGATGGCATGCACCGCCGTCTCCCATGCCCGCTCGCATGTATTGAGTACTCATAATGCGCATAGTTGATTCTGCTAGAGCATCTGTAACAACATCAACATTAATATTGCCTTGCTTCATTGCTACATCTTGCATCATATTTACTAAACTTAACTTTGTACTAATGAATGTATTGTAAAAAACCTTAATACACTCGCACTCGTCATAGGTTCCTATAACATAACGTGGAAAATTATCCATAATAGATTCATAAAATTCGCGTAATTGCTTTGCATCGCCAGTTTCACTACCATCATCAGTGCCAATCATTACCATCTCTGGATTAACCATATCCCATGCAACACTACCCATTGCAATTAAGTAAGGATTATATACAAAACGTGTATTTGTAACTAATGGTATAATATCTCTGCGGACCGTACCTGGCA